GATAAAGCAAGAGTGGTGAAGTCTGCCATCCTTGACCAACTTTAACCAAGCATTAGTTCCTTGTGATAACATTCCTAACTTCTTCTGAATGACCAGAATATTTAGAAATACTAATGCCTCTTCTGTTCCTATCTCTTTGAGAACTGTCTCATCAATGACTGCTTTACCAGTCGGTGTGAGTTTGGTAGGCTTCCAACCTTGAAAGGTTTTGAACCACCATGCTATGTGCTCTCGACTACTAGGGTTAAAATCCTTGAGCCTTTGCATTTCTGCACCAGCTATGTAGCCTTGTTTTTTGTTGTCTCTTCTAGGTGTGAACAGGTTTCCCGGCACATACGCACAAACATTCTCAGCCTGTTTACGCAGTGTCTCTAGCCTAGTCAAGAGTTTGTTTTCTAGTTCTTGTGCCTTACGCACATCAAACGGCCAACCAATGGTCTTTTGTTGACTCATCAGCTCTGCTATCTGATGCTCTAAGACAACGCTTTCAGGGATTTCTGAAAATGTTTCCATAGTTTAGCGAGGATAGCAACGTCTTTTTTACAGTAGTCTTGCATTTCTTGTGACCAGTCTTTCCAGTCTGTGGTCTTTCCAAAGTTATCTTTGAAACACCGTAGCCTGTAACCGTATGCTTCGAGGCTGTGTGAACCATACAGACGAGCTGGCATCATAGCCCACTTACGTCTGAGGTCTAGCTCTAGCATGTCAGGATGAAAGAATCTACTGAGTATCAATGTGTCCCATGTTTTGTTCTCGAAGAACGGATAGTGCTTCTTGATCTCAGGGATGTCAAACATGATACCATTGTGTGATACAAGGTTGTCTGCATCATTCAAAGCACATACGCCATTTACTACACTGTTGTTCAGTGTTTGGTCGTTGTACTCCATGACCAGTCCCGTATCTAAATCTTGTGTGACAATACAATGAATACAGCTGGAGTCAATACCATCTGTTTCTATGTCAAACGCAAGATTAACCGAAGTCTGTGCTTGGGTCGAAGTCGGGCGTAACTTCATTTTCTTCAAAGGTGCATGTGTCTAAGTGGTAAGTCAATTCGTTGGCGATACCAACTTCCCCAGAATGACGATTCTTGAGGACTCTAACAGTTGTAGTATCTCGTTTGCTTGGATCCTGTTGATCCCGTTCAAGGGCAATAACCGTGTCAGACAGCTGTGCAATCGCAGCAGATCCTCGCAGTTGTCCAAGAGTAATACGGGCTCCTTCCTCATGGTTTTGATCTGATTGTGTACGTCTGAGGTGCGATACTAGAAACAAAACGATACCAGTGCGTTCAACAAGTGAGCGTAACTTGGTCATCGTTACGTCTATCATACGTCTCTCATCTCCGTCCAATCCACTCAATAATATACTGAGGTGATCGAGGAATATAACACGACATTCCAATCCACAGGCAAGGTATTCGATCCGACTGTAAATTGTGTCAGGATCATAGCTGCCAAAGCCATCGAACAGAAAAAGATTCCAATTAGAAATAGTACTGTTATAGGCGTGTTCGAGTTCTTTTCGTTCATATTCTCCAAGGTGATAAGACCTACCCAACGAGGCAGACATCAATCCTAGAGCCGTCCTACGGTTAGATTCTTCAAGTGCCAAGTAACCGACCCGCTCTCCTCTGTTGAGAAGATGACTTGCAAGACTCCTACAGAACGAGGATTTTCCTGTACCAGATCCTGCAGTAATGGTGACAAGTTCTCCGTACCGTATACCGTGCAGCTTTCGCTGTAGTCCTTGAAATGGGTAGTCATGGTCAGCGGGGGGTGTGGGTGTGGTGATTAGTTCGAGTAAAGATTTGGCATCAACAATACCGTCTGGTCTGTACGTCTTAGCATCCCAGATGGCTCGTCTTATTGCCTCAGAATCGCCAGCTTGTAATGCGTCAGAAGCATCTTTGTACTTCTCAAGCCGTGCAATCTTTGCTTTACCAGCAGGTAGTAGTTCAGCACATTCTTGTGCTGCTTGTCTACCAGCTTCATCATTGTCAAAAAATAAAACTACCTCTTCATAGTTTTGAAGTAAGTCTAAAACTTTTTGTAATGATTTTTTAGCAGCCTTTGCTCCATTTGGTATGGATACATGAGGCCATTTGGGTTGTGCTTCCCATCCAGAGGCTGCATCGAGCTCTCCTTCATATATAGTAAGCCTTGTACCCTTATCTGGGAATAAATTTTGCCCAAAAAGTTGAGAGTCATTGTTATTACCCTCCATCCAGAAGTCTTTGTCCCTTGTACGGACTTTTGCTGCACAAACTTGACCATTTTTGTCAAAATAGTGCATACGGAGTGTTTCTCCGTCCTTGTGGATGCGATATTTACGGCAAGTCTCTTCAGACAAGCCTCTTTTCTTTAGTTTAACAGGATTACCTTTGAGCATTGCGGTTGTTTTTTGTTTGCCACTATCGTCATGTCCTCCATTGCTATAATGGTTGCATACAAAACAATAAGCATGTCCATCAGAATACACGGAATTGCCATCTGACGAACCACACTCAGGACAGCTGGTGTGATATAGGAAGGTTGATTCATCTGAGCCAGTCAACTGGAATTGCATAATAAACACACCAAGGAAAACCATTCTTCTCAGCCCACATCGCATAGGATGTTTTGGAGGTTTTGGATATTTTTTTGAGAGGATTTTGAAAAATGATACGAATATCCAAATCTGGATTAGCCTTCTTAACGGCTTTCATCTTTCGTCTTTGATCTGATGGGAAGTAACCTTTAGCTTCTAGGTAGACATCCCCAACTTTAAAATCAGGGATGTACTTAGCCTCTATGACGTATGGTAACTTTTCAGATTCATACTCATAGTCAACATTGAGCTCTTCTAATAGATCTACAATTTGTTCTTCTAAATGACTACGCATTAGAAGTCATCCTCTTCAACTGAGCAGGGGGCTGCATCAACTGCAGGATCTTCGACCTTGAATCCTTTTGTAGAACCAAATAGTTCTGCTGCGTCCTCGGCTGTCATGTCACCATTGTCAACTACACCAGCTCCGCTGTTAAGACTAACAACTTGTACTGCTTTTAGTTTCAATGATGTACCGATGTCACCGCTTGGTAGGACGTATGGTTTTTGGAAGAAAGCTAGTTTAACTTTACTACCACTGTAGATTGGTGTGTCTTTATCTTCAATGGCTGTTCCTTCTGTGTCTACTACGACAGGAAAGAACTTGTCTCCGTCTCTCCAACTGAAACGTATGTGGTAAGTACCTTGTTCATTGTCAAGCTCTTCCCAAGGCTCAGGCTTTACTGTAACCCTTTTAGGGTTCTTAGCCTTGCTTCTAGCCCATTCTAGGGCTGACTCACGCTCTTCCTCTAGATCTTTGATGAGATCACCTTTGACTAGAGCAGAAAGTTTGTAGCCCCACTCACCTGCTTTTAGTATAGCTTGGAAACCATCAAGTGTTACAGGTTGGGGAGTTACGTAGGTGTGCATAATTAACAGAAAAAATAGGTGGAATTTGAGACAACTTTTGGATCTAGTGTCCCAACGATTGGTGGCGGTTCTGAAGCGTTGATGGTCTCTGCAAATTTTGAGAGCCAACATTCTTCGGAAAAGATATTGGTGTAGGTTTCTCGCACAAGGCGATTGAGTGTTCCCATGTCTCCTGCTCTGCAAAGAACAGAATCGTGGATAACTGTAAATGGTTCATCAAATTGCATAAATGATCTGTGAAGGATCGAAGCATCGAATGAATGTATATAATTAGGGGCAGTGCTAGACTTATGCTTGTTAGGGCTGGGTGTAGATTTACCTGTAGGTATCCTTACACTTGTGCGTCCTAGTAACTGCAGCTCCATCTGTCGTGTTTCAATGTCATCTCGTCTTTGATTGACAACAAAACCTGATGGTGTGACCCACTGAACTTCCTTAGCACCATTTCTGATGTAAAGTCCGACATGCTTCTTTATCCATCGCATTACTCTCATTGGCCCCGGAACGATGCTGTCCATTGAATTGTAGACTGCATTGACAACTTGTGTCAGTTCATCTTTGGTGGGGTCTATGTTGTTTTCTAGTAATGCCTCACGTATGTACTTGCGACTGCTATCTTTCGTAGCATTGTATGGTATGGTCATCACCGTGCGTTTGCACACGGATCTGGTCATCCAAGGGTGCATGTAACTTGGGAGAAACTCTTTAGCCTTATCTGCCACCGCCTTGTATGCGTCACTAGGTTTGTCACTAGGTACAACATTTACAAGTTCTGCAGTGCTACGGTCTTTGGCTAGTCCTGCTAAGATCTGTAGACCTGAGCATGTCGCATCGACTGCGACCATAAGACCTGTAGTTAATTTATCTTTTTTGATACAGCAGTGGTAGTATTCGTGGCAAGCAGCCATAAACTGCCAAGGTTCGTCTACTTCTTCCCAATCAGACAAGTATCTTACGGGGTCGGTAGCAACTTTAGTGATTAGTTCATGGTTTTCAGACACCCATTGATGTCTGTCCTCTAGTGTTGCTTTATCAAGACCAAAACTTGTGGCTACTTGAAAAGATAACCAAAGCTCGGCTTCATCTGTCACACTAGACTCATCAGCAAATCTGATAAGTGCTTTACCAAAGTCTGTATCTTGAGGTGTGAGGAACGCTGGGATGGGGTATGCTCTGCCCCTGTAGTCGTAAGACCAACAAAGATAGAATTTCTCATCTTTAAATTTCTCAGCTGCCTCTAGTTGTGTACGTGTCCTGACTGATCTCTTGAAGTTAAGACGGTCAGCGTTGTGAGACTCTGCCATTGCTCGTCTCCAAGCTAGATTAGACTCAGGATTATCGTCTGCATTAGCAGGACGTGGTGGTTTGTAGGCTGGAGATATAGGTATAAACTTACCTATTACTCTACCTCTACTCCTCATCTCCTCTGCCACTTGCAGTACATGACGATTTACACAGTATTGCACCCGCTGTAACTTGTTTAAAAAGTCAATCGGTGCTTTCCCGTGTTTTATGATGGGGTTGCCCTTCCTAGTAAGATCATGACCTTTCATCATACGATTTGTTAGGTATCCACCATAAATGATTTCACCTTCTTCACCGTAGCCCCAGTCATCTGGATGTACCAGCATTGGCCAAGGTATACCAGCAAATAACTCAGCAGTTTTGATGAGGTCGTTACGTTTTGATTCAAACTCAGGAGTGGGTACAACTCTGTATTCATAGCGTTTGCGGTGGGTCTTACGCTTGCTGATGGTAAACCAGTGTGTGGAATCCATTACAGCAGTCAGCCCCCAACGTCCAAGTGATACCTTTGTCTTGGTGCTCCATGCTTTCCAACGTATGTCATGCTCACCAAACTTTTTGCTGGCGATGACTTGTTTCTGCATTGTGCCACAAGATTCGTGAAAGTATCTGGTGCTGATATAGTTCATCAATCCCGGATGATGCTTCTTATACCAACGAAACTTACACTCTGACTCAAGAGCAGAGCCAAGGGCAGTCATGGTTGGGACAATAAGATTGGTTTGTCGTTTGGTGCTGAATACCCTGTCAAATGTTATTTTGAGCAGGATAGTTGAAATAGCCAACGGTTCAAGCTCATCAAGGTAAAGAGAAATCTCTCGGTAAAACTTACCAGCCTGTCCATTACCAAGCCTGTGGAAGGTATCTTCAACGGTCTTGATTAGATAGGGTAAAGCCTCTCTGATTGATGACACCCCATAAACGCTTGCGGAAGCGTAGGATTTCTCCTCTAATTTCTGTATGGAGTCGTGCAGTCTTTGCCTCCCACAGCTGATCGCTTCCTGTTCCAGCAGGAACTGTCTTTGTAGGTTTGTATGCGTCACCATAAGCTAGAAAGAGGGAGTATTCGTAATCATCGAGGTGGTCGATTTGTCGTTGTGTCAAGTTAGACATCATAGCATTTACATTGTTGTTCATAGGGAAATACTTTACAGTACTCCTCCATACTATTGAAGCAAGTCCAGTTTGGCAAGTAAAAACCTAGCTCATATTCTGGATTGCGTTTGGTAATTAGCTTGCCTTGAGCAGCAAGCATGACCAATAGGTTGTCAATGATGGGTGGGCCACAGGGATCTATTTCTAGCATCACCTCGCCCGTGTCATCGTTGATGTAGTAGCCGAGTCTGTCAAGGATCTCGGATAAGTCACAGGGGTTCATGGTATGTCGGTTTGGGTATCGAGTACAGCATTGCTGGTCATTACTACGTAGTCCTCATCTTGCATGAGTAACGATTTCATGTACCGCTTGGCTGCAAACGCTTGTCGGTATGCCTTCTCTTGTATTGTACCGTCCTGCTTGATAGCTCGGACGACACATACGTAGGAGGCTGGGAGATTCCACGTGAGAGCTGCCTCATGTCCCATGTCAAAGGTGACTTCGGTTAGCTCGTCAGTGGCTTTCCATTTGTTAAGCTCTCGTATTCTGTTTTCAAAGTCACGTCTTGCCATAATGAAATAAGTCGTATTGATGGGTGTCGAGGTGGTGGAATGTCACGTCCGAGTATTACAAAGATAGTAACTATACCTAAGTACCCCCATGTGAAGAGGATACCTAGTATACCTGCCCTCATATAAGCTCGTCCTCGAAACGCTTGTTGGCAATCTCGATTTGCTTGTCCTCATCGTAGTATGGGAAAGCCTCTTTGACCTCCTCGAATATGTCGAGTAGTCTTTCTGATGCGTGTAGTGTACTCATAATTCCTCTGGTATATGGAAGTGACCTGATACCTTCATTTGCCATTTGAAGTTATACATGTCACCGTATTCAGTGTGGACTCTTTGCTCCACGACTTTGGCGATTGCCTCTCTGTCACTGAAGGTCAGGATGTCTGCAACATTGATCTCTTTGGTTTTCATCAGTCCAGCTCCTTTTCTAGTTTGACGGTTCTAAGATTGTGTGTTTCAATCTTGAACATTTCGTCATGCTCAGGTCTGTCCATGACACGCTTGAGTCTAATTAGTGCAGACTCTTGGCTGTCAAAGACACCTAGTATCATATCGTCCATTGTGTATGGGCTGGTGCGTATCAGCACGTAGACGATTGGGTCGTCAGCTGCATCAAAAGTTTTGATGTACTTGTCGTCTGTTGGGACTGAATGATAGTCCGAAGTCATTGGGTCTTTGGTGATTTTAGCCATGTGATTGGAGCCAGTTAAGTGAGCGTTGCATTGTGAATGGGTCATCATTGAACTTGCCAAAAGCTACATTACATGAGTCGCAGATGTAACCTCTGAACTTGTCAGTGTGATGGCAGTGGTCAAGAACCCACTTGTCAGTATGCCTACCGCAAGATGGGCACTCTCCGGGGGCAGGCACAGGGTGCTGCCTCCTTAGTCTACGTCTGACCGTTGCTTGGTGGTTGGAGCAAGATTTGCAAGTATTCTTGCGACCTGCTCCCGCAGTGCTAAATAGTGGAAATTGGTCGAGTGGTTTGAACTTTCCACATTCTTTGCATTGCTTGGTTTCATAAACAGTCTGCATAGTAGTTGGTGTAGATGATTTCATCAGTCAGGTGACCAAGACCTGCATCTTCGAGAATGTCGTAGACATCTCTGCCGTCATTGTCAAACTCAACGGTGATAGTGGAGTTGCCAGATGGGTTGTAGTTGTACCCTGCCTCCATGATGGAGGAGGATACAGACTTGTCGAAAGTAACTTGCATTGTGTGACTAGACATTTGGTAGGACTGGTTCTTGAACAAGACGCACCTTTGCGAGCTTGTGCTTGTAGAAGGATGCGGGTGTGATCTCTCTACACTTAACACCTTTGGCTTTACAGTTGGCATTGACCCAGAAGCCAAGGCTCATGTTAGGCTGTGCCAATAGGTTTGTAATGGCCCTACGAGACACGTTGTTGTACTCATAGCGTGTGCCAGTGTGGAACTCCACAATAGCTGTGCCAGTAATAGGAGATACGTCAATAGATGTGACGCATGTGGATGTACGTGGTTTTGGTTGCATGATAAAGTGATAAACAACAGAGGGTGAGGCCCTCAGAGATAGCATAGCAGCTATCTGGGAGAGTGTCAACCCCACTGGCTTGCCATAGCATCGGCAATACCTTGGTAGGTAGTAGACCTGATCTTCCATCTGTTTTTTGATGGAGGCAAGTAGTGTAGTCGCATACGCTCTCGCTCAGGTAGACCTGATACATCAATGACATCGGTGGGCTGTAGCTTGGGTAGGCCACGTAGCCACAGGCCAGTCTTTTTCTGCTCAGGGTGACCGAACTGGTACGGCTGGACATATTGGGTGGGAGGCCCTAGCTTGGAGCGTGTAGACAGAGCACCGACTGGATTCTCGATGCACAGCTTGACACCTGATGACTCGTGGATGTCCCAGATACGCTCGACAAACCTGATTGCTGCAGGTTGACGGCCATCGGCAACTTTCTCGGCCCAGCGAGCTGCACCTGACACGCTGAGGTGTGTGCAAGGTGGATGAGCGATGATGAGATCCCAGTCATAGACGTTGTGTGGCCAGATGAGATCGAACATGTTGCCCTGATAGTGCTTGCCATCAGGACGGTCTGAAGGTAGGAAGTCACAGCTGGTAGCATCGTGGCCACGTTTGGTGAAGGCATCACGTACTACACCGCTGTACTCACAGGCAACTAGAACTTTCATACGTGTGGATGTTTGGGGCGTAGCTTTTTCATTTCGAGGTATGCCATTTTTTGATAGAATAGCTGCCTACGTTTGGCCTCTTCGGGCGAGAGCTGACCTGTTTCAAGCCACTCTCCAGCTTTGAGTTTGCGTTTCATGGTGTGAGTGTGTGGTGTTGGCGGTAAGGCGGTTGTGGTAGGACACATTACTTACGCTTTAATGATAACAATATCACCTAGTCAACCAACGTCAACTATACATTGTGGATACGTTTGTGTGTGACCCAAGTGATGGCTTGGATGTCAGCGGGTGTGAAGAAGCATGCTAGCTCTTCGTTGATGAATTGGCAAGCGTCTCGATAGTCTTGCTTGATGGTAGCCCGTAGCTTTTTGCCGATGGGTGGTACCTCTTTCATGGTGAGTCGTTGACCGAACCACACGCTGTAGGCGTGACCGTCAATGCACACATCGTTGAGTGCGGGGTTGGTGATGCAGTTGAAAAACTCGATGAGCTTTTTGCCGTTGAGAATCTCGACAATGGGTATGTCACGTGTAAGGATGTCAACAGCCTTGGCTTTCATTTTACCGTAGGTGCAGACTGTGACGTTGAGCATGTCGGTACGGGTACCGCCAGCTTGCCAGCATTTGATGATGGCTTCAGCGTCAACGATGTTACGTTCCCAGCGATTGTTGGGCGATAGGGCAGCGATGACACCCGCTACAATCTCAGGGCTGGTGTCGTACTTGTCAGCAATACGTCCAGCGATAGCGAGAGCGGAGGGATACCAGTCACAGCCAAGTTGTACCTCTTGAGTTGTGGCAAGAGTGAACTTTGCAACAATCTCACGAGCATTGTGTGATAGTTGTGAATAAGTCATGTGACGATTGTGGTGGATGGCGTGTAGCCAATGCGGGCTTGAGGAATCGAACCCCTACGGTTTACATCGTACTGGTAAAGGTTAGGAAAGTAAATGAGTAATAATACTCAACTTCATATACGTTAGTGATCGGTAGTAGTGACCTGTTGCCATTACCCGCATGAAAGGGTCTATCAAGTTGTTTTATCTAACATAAAGTTAGGACTGTTGGCAGTCAATAGACCCTGATAAATAATATATCAGTAGCCGTGTTATATTCCCACCAAGTCCCGCTAGATCGCTGTGCCCGTAAGCTCGACACGATTATCGGTAACGCTGCCAGTCGCCAGTGACGTATGCCCGAAGCCTATTGTCCGTTTAACTAATCTGGTTGAGCTGTAGTCTAGTTCTAAGCTAGACCCCCCTGATTTGATTTGTATACCTTTATTATATAAGGTAGTTAGTTGTTTGTCAAGTGTTTGTTTTGAAATCCTGACTTTGTTGTGGTGGTGGTGTTTCTCCAATTCATACCTTTATTATAATGTATGGTTGGGAACTTGTCAAGCACTTGTCAGGAAATCGTGACATTTACATTTGCGTACGGTGGTGTGACGATAGTGGATAGTACGCATGTACTAGTCCAATAACTGAATCGTCCATAGTACAACTGTACTACCAACTTTACAAAATGTAACAATAGTACACCAGTACTAACTAGTACACATGTACTATAAATTGAATCATAAGCAAATCTTATTAGTAATATATCTAATATAAATATAACGCATACCATATATAGTGCAAGGCCTATGTCTTGATATCCACACATAGCCCACAGATGCCCGCACTAGTACAAATGTACTACCCCGGCAGGTGCCTCGTGATTATATCATAGCACCCCCCGAGGTGTCAATAGGTATTTATACTCAACGGGCGATAGTGGTACATATGTACTACTCCCGCTAGGTACCAAAAAAATGTTTATATGTCTAGTACGGATAACCGTACCTTGACAATACTGTTACAGTACCGTAACGGGGTAGATTGCAGGGGATCGCACGTATAATACCCCACAAACAATTTTTTCAAAATTTAAGACACCCTATTTCTTTTTAAATATTCGGTTGAGATGCTGTCTTTGCAACTCTAGTTTCATCTGGGCTAAGGTAAGAAGTGGCCAACGCTGTAGTTTAAGTGCTAATCTAAATCTTTTATACCATCTACTCTTCTTAATCCTACCCCACAACTGCTGTATAGTCATGGTTGTAATGTACGTAGGTGCTATAGTGTTAGTAGTAGGGTGGTAATATACAGTACGAGCGTGTTCCTCGTAGGAAGAGGGAGTTTTACGTCCCTCTTTGACCGCTGTTTCCACCCACGAGGAGCACCACTTCCCCGTGTCTTATGATGGGGTTGGTCAAAACCAAGTCATATCACCACTTCCAGAGATGCCTCTAGCCTCTTTACGTTGGTCTAAATCTAATCCCAACACCATATGGTTAGCTTCTGCTTGAGGGTCATCCATCCAAGCCTCTAGGTGGTCTAACCACTCTTCATGTCGTCTGTTTTTTATCTGTTGTTGAGCAGAGATTGCGAGGGCATCTGTAAACCATTTAACGCCTTGGGCGAGAGAGTCGATTCTGTCATCGTGTCTAACAGCTCCTTTTTCTCTGCACATTCTGCTGATTTGGTAAGCAAGCATATATTGGAATCTATTTTCAGTTGCCTCATTAGCATTTGACGCATAATCCCATTCAATAACCTTGGGGTCAATAACCAACCTATGCTGATTGAAAACAGGCTCAAGGCTACTAATAATACGCTCTTCTTTACGGACATTTGCTCTAGTCTCCTCTATGTCTATGTTTGTTTTTGTCGTCTGACAATGTTTTCTAAATAGCTCTGATACAATACCATCGCCAAAGTTGCTCTCGATGAGCAGTGTACCCGCACCATACTTTCTACACCTCTTTAGTATTTCTAATAATGTGTGGTCGCTATAACCGTCTCTAGAGGCGTAAACCTCATGTAGGTATATAAAACCATTTAACTGTGATAAGAAGCATGCTACAGTCTCATCAGAGCCCCTTCCAGAGGGGTCTACGCTGCATATAGTCTCGCTATATTCAACCCACTCACCTTGAACAGCCATAGGGCTGTAATAGTAGTCTCCGGGAAGCCCCGCACATGGTAGATCTTTTATAAGATTACGTGGATCTGAGCACCATATAATGTTTTCTGGTGCATGTGTAGGGTTTACGGGTGTAACAATTAGGTCTGCAAACTTTAATGGGAACTTTTCTGCGTCAGACAATGTAGTGTCTAACATAAACTGTAGCATAAAGTTGCTACGTCCCATAGATGCTTCTCTTTCTAACAGGTCTGACTCTTTAAAACGTGTATCTGTAGGTTTCCAAGCCATGTCTCCTTTTTCTATGTCCTCTACTAACTGTGGAGCTAGTAAACCATCATACATAGCAATCTTGCGGGGGTATCTAGCCGGCCAAACAAATGGTCTATAGCTACGTTCTCGTAGTTTATTGTAGACAGTAAAAGTGGTTTGAGGAGTTCCCAAGAACATAATCCTAGA